CATAACCCCCAAAAGATAATCAGCAGCCAAGCCGGAGGTGGGCTTAGTGCCTCCGGAAGGTTCAGAGACTAGGAGAATGAGTCCCAACAATAACTTCTCCCACGAGTGCCCGACCGGAACGTAGTTCCGGATGATATAGTCCGACACCACTTGAAAGAGTGGATCAGGGATAAAGAGCCCTGAATTAACAGTTGGTAATTGACCCAATCCTTACGCAGATTGCGCAAGGGTATAAAAACACTGACGGTGTGGCGACTTTCTTCGCCCCCGCTGTGTCCATGAGTGTTCGCGCTGGTCGTACGCTGGTTTTCGGTAAAGAAGCTTTTGCTGCTCAAACCTTCCTGCGTGCTCCGGGCGCTAACATCCAGAAGATCCAGAACGAATTCGGCACCCGCAGCTTCGCGCTGCGTCAAGAAGCTATTTCTTGGCAGATCGCCGAAGAAGTGGCCGCAGAAGCCAGAAACGGCGCTGCTGCTATCGATCTTCGCGCTTATGCAGCCAAGGACGCAGCCAATCGTCTCATGCAGTCCTGGGAAGTTCAGGTGGCCAGCAAGGTCCTTGACGTCACCCAGTACGAAGCCGGCAACATCCTCGATCTGGCCAGCTACAACGGTGGCGCCGATCAGTTCAACAATCCGACCTCGGACATCGAAGTCCTGATGGATGCGATGAAAGAACAGATCCGTAGCCAGATCGGTTGCTATCCCAACAAGATGGTCATTTCTCCCGATGCCTTCAACGCACTGAAGCGCAACAAGAGAATCCGTGACTTCATGCAGCGCGGTGTGCTGGTGAACGAGAAGACTCTGGCCGAAATTTTCGGTCTTGATGAAATTCGTGTCGCCCGTCGCCTCAAGCTGAACACGGAGAACAACGAACTGGATAACATCTATAACAACGTTGCTATTCTGTTCTACCATCCCAGTGGCAGCACTGACGGTTTCACCCCCGCTCTCGATGCGAACTACGGTACGCCTGCTTTTGCGTATACCTATACGCTGGCTGGCTATCCTATCTCCACTCCCGAGCGTTTCAACATCGATCGCCGTGTGTTCGAAGGTGACATCCTTGTCGAGCGTAGCTTCGAGCTCGTCGGCATGGGCGAAACCGCTCGTTGTGGCGCTGGCGCGGTGTTCCTGAACCCTGTCGGTACTTATTGAGTCGTTTAATTACGACGATTCGGCCCGCTAATCAGCGGGCTTTTTTTTTATGTTGAAAGCTAAGTAGTAGACTATTAAACGATGAGTCCGTATACTCCGCCTCCAGACTCGTTCGGGGTAGCAAATAACTGCAGCCCTGCGACCGTAGACTATTTTATCGAGGTTTTTGGATTCAACGAGGCTCTGGAACTCAGTAGACTGGAAGATCCGACTTCGAATACGATAAATTACCAGCGTATTCAAGTCGCACTGAACGATAGCGCGACGTTAATCAATAACTACATTGAGACGGCTCCGCCGCAAGGTAAATTACTGATTGCGGGCTCGTATCGTCGTACTCAGGCCATATTGGCCCGTTGGTACTTGGATACGCTACGTCCGCGTCAGCAAGTAGTCGATGCGGCCGATGCGGCTCTCAAACAACTCGACCTGTGGGCAAGTAAGGCCAGTCCGTCTAGCGGAATGAAGTGGCAAGAAGCGTATAGATACTGGACCAGCAACTGCGCGATGGTTATGTCAAGCACGCAAAGAGATCGCTCACTCACCGACACATCGCTGGCACGTTGGGAAATGCGCTGGGGTACTAATAACCGCTGGAACCCGTATAAGCGGAAAAACGCCGTGGTCATTGACAGTATCAATAACCGCGATCCGAGCGGAGCAATCGATCGGAAAAGTCCGACTCTTATCGGAGATAGTGCGTTGGAAATGAACAAGTTGTTTGATGACCTGGAGACTACGCGCGATGTAGCCTCGTTTTCTGACACACAAAACACGGTTACGCCGGATGAAGGTGATGTGCTGGTAGTCGAGGATACGGACGGCAACATGACTACGGGTGGATTACAAGAAGCAGATAGCTTCTGAACACTACTGATGAGGTATTGAGATGATCGGATCTGATGAAAATCAAAGCTACGGGTACGACCCGTTAAGCCCGGGCATGCCGGGCGGGTCGAGTATGGTCACAATCTACCCGCGTGCGAGCAGCACGGGCTGTAGCTACAACGCTAACGGCATGCTCGGACTGACTCATGCGAGTTTTGGTGTGTTTCCGGACAGCACGCCGTACAAACAAACTGCTTCGGAACTCCGGCAGTACATTATAAATCTCGAAGCGACCAGGAAGTTAAAAGACCTGGCCGATGTGAGTTTTCAGCGTTCACCGGTTCCGGGTGATATTTTGGCGTACAACTACACCACGGGTTTGTGGGAGCTCTTGGATTTCGTCTCAGGCGGCGCGTTTTAGTCCGATCACTCCGGACAAGCGCTTGAGTTTCTTGTTGTTCTTTTTATTCCTACGCAGAATAACTTGTGCCTCGGTGCGGGTCATGGCTTGTTCGGCCCGTACCATTAGGTCGATGGTCTTGTGAACGTAGTGGTTCCGGTCTTTCATAGTTTAGACGCCAGATCGATACAGATGTCACCCCAGTCCAGAATATCACGCTTTCTGAAGTACTGGGAGATCGGGACCTCAAGGTCCAGGACCCGCTTACCGGTGTCCAGCCTCTCCATTCTGAGGTAGCCGAGGGTCGGCAGTTGCTCGAGAACGTAACAATTGTACGTATCGTCCAGAGTGTTTGACCAGATAACCTTGGAGTCCATGACTTTGCTTGCCTATCTTAGCTTTCAACGTTGAAAGCTAAGAAGGACACAAGCCATGTTACTGGAGATTGAAAACCAACTTCACAGACGGGTTCACTCGACCTTAGGTCAGAGTGCGGTTGTGCTTCGGCTGGCCGAAGAACTTGATCAGTCCGGTCGAGTAGCCGAGCAGGCCATGGTGATTGTGTCTTTTACCGGAGCGGATACGACTAATCCGAACAAAGGTGCGTACATTCCAACTGTTCGTACTCGTACTCTTACTTACACGCTCACTTTAGTCCAGAAGCAGACACAAAGGGAAGGACATTCATTCTGCCTACCTATTCTCGATCTTCTGGCCGATTCGGTTACGGGCTGGGTCCCTGAAATACCCGGACTTGAGTTCCAAACCGGATTTGAACTGGGGCCGGAAAAGTTTGTCCAAATGACAAAAGAAGCAGCTCAGTTCATCTACGAACAGACCTATACGATCGAAGTGCTGATGCACGACGGTCGCTTCTACAGCCAGCCGTGCGCGGCATTCGACCCGGTCAAGGTCTCAGACTTCTTGCCGACACGTAAATGCTTGGTGACCCCGGGAGAAGGCAGGCAGACCGGCCTGGCTGTCTGGCGCAGACAGACCGGTGTCGATGAGTTCGAGAAGTTTGTGGTCGAAGATATCCGCTGCGGCAGACTGATTGGTGACAACCTCGATGTTCAGTGTACGAACCCGGGCGACGGAACTGCGACTTATGTTTTCATTCCGATCACAGCGGTTAAACCGGACGGAACAATTGACCAGACCAAAGTAATAACCGGCACGCTTTCCGATGTCTGGAAATGTACGCGCCGCGGTATAGACAGCGGATCGGATATACCGCCCTGGTTCAAGCTGAATGTCGAGTTTGGGTTGTGGCGAAATAAAATCGACACGGTTCCGAATACACAGCCGGATACTAGCGCGTATATGCCGATTGAATTTGAGGTGAACAGAGAGTATAATGAGAAGCCGGTCACCTAGCCCTTCTCCGTACCCCCGCTCTCCCTACTACTATGGAAACCGAATTCATCAACGCGCTAAAGGCTCAAGTAAACCTGTCCGCAGCCAGTCAGCTCGCTCATTGGAACGTAGATGGTCCGGAATTCTACCAGTTCCATCTACTTTTCGAGCGAGTCTATGAGACCGTGAATGGGAAAATCGATGCGCTGGCCGAACAAGCTCGCGGTCAGGGTATTGAGATCCCTTGCAAGATCTTCGCCGATGTTCCTGACGTCGAGTGGTCGACCGCTGTGGAGCTGACAAAAGAGATCTACGACCTAGTCGTAGAGTTTCAATCCGAACTCAAAAAGCTGCATAGTTCGGCCGACGATGCTTCGGAGTACGGTCTGCTCAACGTGATCGAGGACATTCTGTCCGACTGCAACACGCTGACCTATCTGCTCGGTTCGGTTACAAAGAAGCTGTGAAGAAATAAGAGGGGGAGGAAACCCTCCCCCCACTTTGCATCAGATTACTCGGCTATAGCACACACCGACTATGCCGGAAGAAGGCGAAGCGATTTTGGAAAATGCACCGTAGGACAGATCCAGAACCCTATTGCCAACATACGGACCAGAATCCGTAACAGTCACAAGCACGCTGCGATCGTTCGCGCTATTCGTTACTTTGAGTTTAGTACCGAAGGGCAGAGAACGGTGCGCAGTGGTCATACCGTGCGGATTCATGGGCTTACCATTTGCCATGGTACGCCAGCCGTAACCGTCACCCAAGCCGTAATGGCTGGCCATGCCGCAGCGCGTAGCTGCGTTGGCATGGAACGGTAGCAGAGTCAGTGTGGCCAGAACGAGTGATTTGAAGAGCATTAGACTACGGCAAAGGACAACGGAAACAAAAATCGGTAGTAAAAACTACGGATCCGTAGTTTCCGCGACATTAGACGACAACGAATAAACCGCTGAAGACTAATGATTAGTACGAAAAGATCCGTACTTAACTCATCATAGGCCTAATGATCAGAATTGTCAAGTACGCTGGACAATGAATTATCGATCAGAGAAAGAATCTCTTTGTCGGATAATTCACAATTCTCCTTTAAAATGTCGTACAGATAGAAAACAGGTTCGAATTTCGAAGCCGAAGAGTCATGGCCGTACATGAAGATCAAACCCTCCACGTAGTGAAGGTTCCCTTCTTCACAGGTCTTCATGACCCTGTCTATTTCATCAGACATCGGGCTTTTCAGAACCGAGTTGGTATAGCTCATTGAGGTTTGAGGTCCAGCAGTCGTAGCGATTCTAACACGTCGATCAGGCTGGAAATGGTATGGGCGCGACCGTCAGGTTCTGTGACATTTTGTGACACAGTTATAGTAGACGATGTGGCTGATTTACGGAAGATATGATCGACCTCGATACTGCTGAACCAGGCATTGGCATGAGGCATTTCGCAAACACCGTACCGATGTCTTAGCCATGCCCATGACCACAAATGTGCTATTTGGTACAGCGCACTTACTTTGTCAGCGTCAGACTCTTTGCACATAAATAACACGCTGTCGTGTACGGACATACAGAACCGAGCTTTTATGCCGAAACGTTGAGTAAGGTAGTACATTGCGGTCAAGAAACCATGCAGTAGTGCGCTACCGGTTGACTGAATAACCCAGTTGTTGCGCATAGTGAAAAAGTCTTTTCCGACATTTTGTGGACGAATGGCGGTTGACATTCTAGTACCGCTTAGCGGGTTTCTGGGTATATCTTGGTTGGCTATTCGGGTCATTTCGTTGTACGCGAAAGAATCCGAACCACCTACATAAGTTCCCTGTCCGACTCTCTTTCCTTTCTTGGACAAAATTAGCTTTTTACCCATATCCAGAGCGTATA